CCATCTTGGTAACCGCTACCAGCATTAGTAACAGTACCAATCCAACCAGGAACTGTGAATGTAGCGTTAGCAGCACCCGATGGAGCATCGCCACCAGATACGAAAGTAAAGTCTACGCCGCTATAGGTACCAGGAGTATATCCAGAACCAGCGTTAGAAACAGAACCATCAATGGACTGAACGTTAACTTCGACTCTAGCGTCTCCACCAGCACCGCCAGCGAACGTTAGAGTAGGAGCAGTGGCATAACCCTCACCAGGACCATCAATAGTACAACCACTAATACTAGCGGTCTTCTTATCAAGAGTTGGAGTTACCGACGCATCGGAAACTGGATCTCCACCAGAAACTTTGACAACAGGGGCGAAGTTATAACCAGCACCCTGGCTGTTCATGGTTACAGAACCAACTGGGAAACCAATAGTTGTAGTGGCAGCACCACCAGAACCATTAGTATCTGTCTGTGCGTTGGTTACTGTGATTGTAGGAGCAGCGTTATATCCGCTACCTCTAGAGTTGATAGAAACCGAAGCAATCGGTCTACCAAAGAATGGAGTTAGTGTAGCAGCAGTCGTTTGACCAGTATCACTCTGCTGAATGGTTGGTGTTACCGCTGCTTCGTAGTATGTGCCACCATTATTAATAGTGATGGAATCAATAGCACCAGCGTTGAGATTTGCGGTTGCTGTTGCCTGAACACCACGAATAACCTGAGATTCTCCACTACCAGAAGCGGAAGCAGTAAGACTAATAGCAGCACCGCCATTGCTAGCAGCAAGTTTGAACGATACACCATTACCAGCTGTGTCTGTTACAACGTCTCTGACCCAGTAAGTTGTACCATCAGAAAGACCTGGGTTCTCAGAACCGCTGTTGATTGAGTAAACAACCTGAGTATTGTTGCGGAAGGGGTGACCAGAGATGCTGATTGTATTTGCGCCACCATCAATATCTGCTTCAGTGTCGAAGGAGAAGTCAGGGGGTGGATCAATGGTCAGAGTAGGAGCAGAACCATAGTCAGCACCACCATCATCCACTTGGATTCTGATGATAGGACCATGAGTTTCCAGAACTGCTACGACATCAGGGTTCGTACCAGTGGCATTCTGTGGAGCAGTGAACGCCAGTGTAGGAGCAGTTTCGTAGTTATCACCAGCGTTGGTGATGGTAACTGTCTTGATCGCACCATTCTGAAGATCAAGAGTAGCAGTGGCAGAAGCAACAACTGCTGGATTAGTATCTACATTGACAGTAGAAGTACCACCAGCATATCCACTACCTTCAGCAACCACAGTTGTGGTAGCGAGACCCTCGGAAGTGATCGTTAGGTTAGTGTCTGACTGGAGACCATATGCGTTGAAACCACCTCTACGTTGAGTAGGACCGATCTTTACATCGATAGATCCAGGGATCGTAGACTGGAAGTTACCTGTCTTGGCAGTGTCGAAGTAGATATTCTCATCGAATACTACCTCACCGTTGAATACGGAGTCCTGGTTACCAGCAGGGTCAAAGATGATATCACCACTTGTAGTGGAGATAGTGTTGCCTGAGAGACGAAGGTTACCTGTCTCAATGTAGGCAGGGAAAATATTAGTAGTACCAGTAGCATCAGACAGCGTTAAGCTGGCAGCTTCCTGGGATGTAGAGGTAGAGCTGAAGTTAACGTTGCCAGTTTCCTGGTCAACAACGAACACACCACCAACTCTAAAGTCACCCTTCTGGTCAGTAGAGGAGAAGAATACGCGACCGCCGTTGCTTTCTACAGTCTCATTAGACTGTACAGCAAGAGATGCGTCGTTAGTAAAGTCCTTACCAGCGCCAATGTAGGCGAAGTTATGAGCAGTAAGAAGGAGTCTTACGCCGTTGCCATCAGCAACGACACCCTTGTTACCGTAGATGTTAGCAGAACCGATAGATCTCAGTTCAGCACCAAACTGGTTGTAGTCAACCAGAGCAATACCTGTAGCAGAGTCACCACCGTTAGAACGGATGTCCTTGATAGAAGATCCAGAATCAATGAAGATTGTGGCACCATCATTAGCATTGAAGTGGAGCAGCAGAACTGTAAAGATGTCAGTTCCATACTCATTGAGAAGAGAAGCGTTAAAGGCACCCGTGAAACGAGCGGTACCCTTACTTACTCTGATCTCATCAAAGTGACCAGCATAGTTGTTGGCATTGTTGTAATCAGCACCAATAGCAACAGGCTTGGTAGCACCATAGTCATTGTTATCAGTATAGGTGCCAACAACAACACCATCTAAGAACAGTCTGGTAGTTCCAGCGTTACGAGCAACCGCAACGTGCTGCCAGGTGTTCAGGGAGAGCGACCCACCAGTGATACGATCTGTACCACCCTCAGCAAATCTGAGTTCAGTTCCAGAAGCATAGATTGTAGGAGCAGTATCACTTGCCCCCGTTCTGAAGTCCATCAGAACTTGAGTTCCTGTGACAGAAGTGGGGTAGCACCACCACTCAACACAGAAGTTAGCAGTACCGAAACCGAAGTCGGACTCGGTAGCATAGTTTACACGGTCACCAGTACCGTCCAGCAGCAGAGAGCCTGTGCCAAACTTCTTGATACTGTTGTCAACCTGTACGTCGAAAGAAGGAACAGCAGTCTTGCCACCCTCAACAGTTTGAGTAAACTGACCCTCACCTTTTCCTTGAAGGTAGATATAGGTGCCATCATTAGATGTGATGGAACCATAACCATCTGCCTTTTTATAGGTGATGTTACCACTGGTAGTACCAGAGGAACCATGGGTAAATGTAAATGTGTTTGTAGTTGCTGCTGTGACTTGGAAGAATCCGTCAGTAGCAGCACCAGAAATAAAGTCTGCGTATACACGGTCATTCTGTGCGAGACCGTGATTGTTGTTGGTTACAGTGACAGTAGAACCAGATCTAGCATAGGTACCAGATCTAAACTGGTCCTCAAGCTGGTAGATCTCTTCTCCAGCAGCAAAGGTACCAGATACGCCAGACAGTTTCAGTCTGGATCTACCTGTACCAAAGGCACCAGTAGCACCCTGTACGCCCTTGATACCTTCGTTAGCGAAGTATACAAAGGAGTTCAACCATTCAACACGAATACCGTTAGTCAGATACAGACCAACGGAGTTAGGTACAATAAATGTACACTCATTGAACAAGATGGCAGCTTCAATAGAAGAGCTAGAAGCAAGAGCACCATCCAGCTTGGCACCGCGTCCAGCGTCGCCAGCATCAAATCCATATGGGTCAGCAGCACTTGTAGTGCTACCCTTGTTCAAGACAGTGATACGATTGATATATGCGGAACGTTCCGAGTTCCAGTTGTTAGCACATACGAAGGCATAGCCTTCATCGTTCACACTATCATAAAACATATCCTTGATAGTGACGTCAGAAATCGTGACATCGCCATTAAGGATAAAGCAGTTATTATTGTTTGTACCACCTGTGGGGATGATGGTAGTGGTTCTTAGGTCAGAACCTTTGATGTGGACCCCATCAGGGATCGTCATCGGGAATGCTTCCTGGTATGTACCAGAAGCCATGATGATTAGGTCACCAGATGTCGCTACACTCAGCGCTTTTGTAAGCGAGAGGAACGGTGTATCAGGGTGTTTACCGTTATCTCCACCACCAGTTAGTGTGGTTGAGTCAGAACCCGTAGAGGCGACAAAAAACGTGTTGCCAGGACCATTAGTAATGTCCGTAGCAAGCATTGACGTAGTAACGCTGGCAGGATTGGGGTTGGCATTCGCCACCTCAACGATAGAACCACCGTTATTAACGTATAGTTTTTTGTCAGCTATGTTTAGCGCAACTTCGCGATCTTCTAAATTAGAAGTTGTCGGAGTTGCGTTCGGCGTCGCTGAGCTTTTGAGCTTGATCCTCGTTGCCATTTATAGCATTCTCTGATGATTTTTCTTGGTTAATACTATTTAACTGGTTCGTGAGATCCAGTAATCTCGCTTCAAGCATTACATTAGCAAGAGTCAACTCAGAAACTTTACGTTGTAATGTAGAAATAATGACGTTTACATCCATAATTTATTCACTAAAAAGTTCCGCCATCGAGGACGTTAGACCAGACAGGAACGCCAGCGGCAGTAACAGTAAGGATCTGATATGAAGTTGTGGCATCAGTACCAGTTCCAGGCGTTGCCATGTTAGCAGCGTCAGTTACCTGAAGGGCTCCAGCAGCGTTACCGTAAATGATACCGTACTGGGTAAAGGTAGAAGCACCAGTACCACCGTACTGAACTTCAAGGTCGGTATCGAGTTCCAGATCACCCAGAACAACAGTACCACGGTTTCCGTTTACACCAAAGACAGTGTTAGTGTCGGTAGCATCCTCAATGAATGTCCAAGCACCAAGTCCGTCAGCACCGCCTGTGCGGTCAAAACCAAAGAAACCAAATTTGGCAGCACTACCATTGTGATAGTGAACCTTAACACCACGATCAAGTGCGTCATTAGCACCTCGTGTGACCGAGAGTGTGTCGCCAGCAGAAAGACCAGCACCCGTGATGTTAGCACTCAGGGTAAGAGTCTTAGTGCCAGTAGCAATAGAGCTGATAGTTGTACCAGCAGCAATAATACCAGTGACTTCAGCGACTACATCGCCAGCAGAAAGTCCATCGAGTTTGTCAACTACGACGTCTGCCTGACCAGCAGCACCACCAGATTGTACATTCAGTACAGTAGTGGGGTCACCCAGTTCAATCGTCGGATCGTTGACCGACATTGAAGCAGAGTTAACAGTTGTTGTTGTACCGTCAATCTGGAGGTCACCTTTGATGATAACCAGACCGTCAGCATCTCCACCAGCAGGGAAGGGGTCAATGATCATCTCAGTACCAGAGGTAGTAGAGAGTACATTGCCATCGAGCTTCAACTGGTCAATGGTGATTTCACCAGTCTGAGCAGTATTACCTGTGATAGTAGTTGTACCGTTAAACGTTACTCCGTTTTCAAACGTAGTAGTAGAGTTAACAGTCAGAGTATCCGCAGACGCATCACCAATGGTAGCATCACCTTCGACGAGGAGTTCGCCAAGGGAAGCTTTACCTCCAACACCGATACCTCCAACCACGGTGACAGCACCTGTTGTCGAGTTGGTGGAAGCAGTAGTATCAGCGAATTTAACTTGGACGCCATCATCATATTGCTGGTCAGCACCAGCCCAACGAAGTTTGTCTAGGGTTGTCTCGTCATAATAGACGCGAGCATCGTTGCCTGTACCAAATTTCAGGGGGATGTCATCCTGAATCAGCAGGGCAGCGGCAGCATTGCCACCAGCAGGACGACGAATCTGAAGATCAGCAGCAGAATCGTCCCATACAAGTTCGAGGTCACCAGTAGTGCCGAACTCAACTTCTTGACCATCTTGGAATACAACCTTGCCAGCACCGTTAGCGGATACTACGAGGTCAACATCAGTGGTCGAAGTTGTGATTTCATTTGCGTTGATCTGTACGTCGTCAACGAAAAAGTTATCAAGCTTTGAGTTGCTGTCAACAACCAGGGCACTGTCAGCGGTCAGTACACCGTGGACTTGATCCAGCATATCGGTGAAATACTTACCACCGATGACTTGGGCAGCAGCATTGTTATCACCGACGAACAGACGATCACCGAGGTTAGCCTGAGAACCAGTGCCAACAGTAATTGCCAGTTCACCGTAATTAATAGTACCAGGTGCCGCTGTACCCGTACTTCTTTTAATTAGGATTTCCGATGCCATTAGAAGCTACCCCCGTTGATAGTGATGTTATTGAGAATTGTGGTTGGAATGAACTTTGCGTTCGTTGCGTCATATACCAGGAGTCCACCGTCCTGAAGACCACCTAAAGAGGTGTCAGTGAGGTCAATATCTGCGAGTGCTCCAATGGTTCCACCACCACCGCCAGTTGCGACGCGGGTGACTCTGGGAACTGATTGGTCTCCAAATCTTAGTCTTGCCATTAGAGTGTTACGCCCTCCAGAACACTTACAGTACCTTCAAGCACTCTAGTCTTAAGACCAGAAGATGCGGTAATAACTACATCATATACGTACCGACCAGACTTCATTGCTGTAGTCTGAGCAGCAGATAACGAAAGTTGAATCCTTCCAGCGGTAGCGGGAGATAAAATAGCAGTAGTACAGGTAACAGAAGTGCTACTTGTATA